GTAAGGAAAAAACATGCCACGAATATCACTATGGAAAGACGGTGCTCACACCAACGATTATAGATTCTTTGATAGAAGAATTAAAGAAATGTTTACTGTTGGCGGCACAGGACTAAACGTACACAAGTACCTTGGAATACAAAGTCAAGGACAAAGTGATGATCCTAGTCAGCCTAATTATATAGAACCTGATCCACTGGGTATACAGGATTTTTTATTTTTAGAGAATAGAGATAGAAAATATGATCAAGACATTTATAGTCTTAGAGGTATATATAGTGTTACAGATACAGATTTTGATTTAAGTCAGTTTGGATTATTTTTAGCAAACGATACACTGTTTATTACATTGCATGAAAATGATATGGTCAACAACATAGGGCGTAAACTTATGCCGGGTGATGTAATTGAATTGCCACACTTAACTGATTATAGTGCATTAGACGAAAGTGTAGAACTTAGTCTTAAACGTTACTATGTAGTACAAGAAGGCACAAGGCCTAGTGAGGGTTTTAGTCCTACGTGGTGGAGCCATTTATGGCGTATTAAATGTACACCACTGGTTGATTCACAAGAATACAACGATATACTAAATGTTCTACAAAAAGATAAGGACGGTAATGAAACTACAAACACATTACGTGACTTGCTTTCTACTTACAATAAAGAATTAGAAATTACAAATAAAGTTGTAGCTGCTGCTGAAGCAGAGGTTCCTGAAAGTGGATATAAAACTGATCAATATTATATAGTACCTACAGGACCTGATGGAACTCCGTTAGAGCCTAAAGGCGTAAATGCAGATGATACTCAATTAAATGCAGACAATACAGATGCCAGTGCCGATGCTAGAAGAATCACTCCCCAAAATACTAATGCGTATAGTGGCTACTTGATAGGTGATGGCCTTGCACCTAATGGTGAAAACGTAACAATGGGAACAAGTTTTCCAGGTGATGCACAAGAAGGTGATTTTGTTTTAAGATTAGACTTTTTACCAAATAGACTTTTTAGATACAATGGATCTCGTTGGGTAAAAATAGAAGATGATGTACGTAGTCAGTTAACTCCTGGAACAGGAAATACACAAAGAGATGGATTTATAAACAACACTGGCACATTTATTGCAGATGACAATACTGTACAAAACAGTAGACAATCATTAAGTGAAGCACTTAAACCTAGAGAAGATTAATGCCACAACAATTTTTCTATGATCAACAAATAAGAAGATTTCTATTACAGTTTATTCGTGCTTTCAGTAATTTTCAAGTTGAGTATGGTAAAGACAGAAATGGACTTACTACATTACAAACTGTACCTGTAAAGTATGGTGATGCAACACGTATGGTGAGTTCAATTGTAAGAGAAAACAGTGAAAATAAAATACTACCAACACCAATGATTTCTTGTTATATTACAGGGCTAGAGTATAATCCAGAACGTAGGCAGGATCCAACTTTTGTAGACAAAAAACATATACGTATGAGAAAATTTGATCCTAACACAAATAGTTATACTACACAACAAGGAAACGCATTCACTATAGAAAGAATGATGCCTGTTCCTTACACATTGCAAATGAGTGTTGACATATGGACAAGTAATACAAATCAAAAATTACAATTGTTAGAACAAATATTAGTTCTTTTTAATCCAGCATTAGAAATACAAAGCACAGATAACTATTTAGATTGGACAAGTTTAAGTTATATAGAACTTAGTGCTACACAGTTTAGTAGTAGATCTATTCCACAGGGCGTAGATGATCAAATTGATATTGCTACACTACAATTTACAGTGCCAATATTTTTAAGTGCACCTGCAAAAGTTAAAAAATTGGGTGTTATTAATAAAATTGTTGCAAGTATCTACGATGATAACGGTGGCATTGCAGATGGTGTAATTGATGGAGAGATACTGTTAGGTACAAGACAAAAGTTTACACCAATGAACTTTGGTATAATTGTATTGGGTAACACTGTACAGATATTAGACAGGAATGAGACAACAACAAACAAAGTAGATTATAGTCCTTTAAATGATCCTCCAACTAAAATAGGCACAGATGACGTAAGTTGGGCAGCACTTATAAACCAATATGGTGAACTACAAAGTGGTATAAGTCAATTACGTTTAGAAACTGGAGGCACTGCAGAAATCGTTGGCACAATAGCGTTTCATCCTAGCGATCCTCATAAATTATTATGGACTGTACAAAGCGATACTATTCCTACTAATGATTTAAGTGCTATAACAAAAATAATTAATCCTCTTAAAAGTGGACCTGGTGCAGGATTAGCAACTGCAGCAACAGGGCAAAGATATCTTATTTTAAATGCAATTGGTAATAGTTCTAATACAGATGGTCCTGATGCTTGGGGAAGTTTAGTTGCAAGTGCAAATGACATTATTGAATACAACGGAACAGTTTGGCAAATTGCTTTTGATAGCAGTGCTGAACAAGGTATACATTATGTCACTAATACTACTACAAATTTACAATACAAGTGGACTGGAACAGAGTGGATAAAGTCTTATGAAGGCGAATATAAGGCAGGCGATTGGTCTATAGTGTTATAATATCTGTATTACTTATTTTTACCCCAGCTACAATAGATGCAGGTGGTAAAGTGTATCAGCCTAAAGGCGATAAAAAAATATACGGAAAAAAGAACGAATATTCACGTAATCAGAAACTCAATCAAGGAATAACAAAAAACCCCAAAATGGTTACTTGTATGCTTAAGAAAAGAATAAGAGCGAAAAACGGTGATGAAGTTTGTATATATCAAGGACAAAATAGAACTTATGAAATGGCAATAGAAAAAAATTGTCCTAGGAAATATAAGTGCCTATATAATCCATATGGCGAAGAGCCTAATATCTTTAGTGTGATCGATAGTTTAAATGAGTCAGTTAAATAAACAAATTAATCAGAGTGTAGGTGCACTTTTTTTAAGTAAAAAAACCAGCAGATACTTGTTTGTTCTACGTAGTGGTGCAAAATATGATAGCACCTGGGCATTTGTTGGCGGAAAAGTTGAAAAAGGTGAAACTGAATTCACTGCCCTACAACGTGAAATAGTAGAAGAAATAGGCTTTATGCCATTAGTTTTAAAAACTATTCCTGTTGAAAAATTTACTAATAGCAAAAATAGCTTCACATACACTACATATGTTTGTATAATAGAGGAAGAATTTGTACCTAAGTTAAATGAAGAACATAAAGGTTATGCTTGGAGTAAGTTAGATAGTTGGCCAAAGCCATTACATCCTGGTGTTTTTACAACATTTCAAGTAGATGAAATAATTAGTAAAATTAAAACAATAGAAGATACAATGTGTAACTTATAAGTTACCTTGCAATTGCACCTAAACTTGCCAAACTGTAATATTGATTGAATGTTATTTCTTTAACATTGGGACACCAATTGTATTCTTCTGGCATAAGTCCAGCATCTTTTGCAACGTAAAAAAATTCCACATCATTGTATGTTAAAAATATTTTTGTGCAATCAGATATAAATTTATTATTTGCGCCTTCCATATTAACTGCTTTATAAGCATCATGGCTACCAAAATACATATTATCTTCAGGCATGCTATATGTTGTCATTCCTATCATATATATTTTCTTATGCCCGTCAGCACACGCTAGTCTTAGTGCCAAACTTCCTGTATTTCCTGTGAACAATTGAGGATATAGATAAAAATGGCCTTCTTGTTCTATTATATTTTTTACGTTACTGTAAACTATGTTGTCTTTTGTGTATTCAGATAGTGCTATATCAGCACATATTTGTTTATTAATGCAAATTAAAAAAGTTGGTGAAAAATCTTTATATAATAAGTTACAACCATATGTTTGCCCTACACTTTGAGCTCCATGTTCGCCGCCAGTTTGTCCTGTTAGTAAATTAAGATCAAATCCTTTTCTACTAGTACTATTACCTATAACATGAGCAATACCATTATGCTTGTCGTTGATAATAGTTTTTTCAACCCAAATCATACTATCGGGGTCGTTCCTGTTTTTCCAACTTACATTATGAGATACTGTTTCACCAGTGTAATCTGCAGTATAAAATTTACCTGCAGGCATTATATCCTGCCTACAACTACTTCTATTACGTCTGTGCCTGCACCTGTTTTATTTTCTAATGCTTTACCTATTACACTGCCTGCAGGAGGATTGCTCTCATCGTTCCATGCTTGTGCGTGTCCTGGTGTATCACTAGATACCATTAAATCACCTTTACGAATTTCACCAATAACTTTACATGGTACACGCCCTAATAAAGCAACTGTTACTCCTAGACCTTCACTATTCATTAGGTATGCAGGATCAGTACTTACAATACCAGCAATACGCTTATTATATTTTGTATTACATTCTGTAACTTCTTCATCACCCCCAAAAACTAATACAGTTCCTGGATCATAATCTGCATCACTGGTATATTTTTCTGCCAAGTCAGCGTAACGTGCTGCAGTACTAGTACCAGTTATCACGCCAGCACTGAAATTTCCACTTCCATCTCTAGCAACAATAGTGCTACCTGTATTTGAACTTGTGGCGTTACTTGTAATTGTAACACTGCCACTTGCACCGCCACCTGATAATCCTGTTCCACTTACACTAACATTTGTTATATCCCCAGTGTTAGTTGTAAATCCTGCGTCATTACTAAAAATACTCAATCCAATTTCGTTTGCAGCTTTACGTCTATCTGCACCGGCATCCAGTACTATAAACTCATCAGTGCCTGTCATCGCAGCAGTCATGTCGGTAAGTTCTGATAAATCCACATTCAGTGTAACCGACCCACTTGATCCACCGCCACTTAATCCAGTACCAGCAGTTACACCAGTGATATCACCTGTGTTAGTTGTAAAACCAGCATCATTACTAAAAATACTCAATCCAATTTCGTTTGCCGCTTTGCGCCTATCAGCACCGGCATCGAGAACAATAAATTCATCAGTGCCTACCATAGCTGAAGTCATATCAGTTAGTTCACTAAGGTCAACTGATAGTGTATGTGCAACACCTTCGCCTGATGTTGCTCCACTTGATGATATACCAGTGCCTCCAGTAATTGTGCCAACATAGTTTCCAGTTGTGTCTGTTCCTAGTGCAACACTATTGGCTGCAATAGTTGCAGTAAGAGTAGCACTGCCTAAGTTAGTAAGAGTTGCACTACCTGACAAATCACCTGCCAGTGTGATGGTTGGATCACTTGTTGCAGTGGTTGTTATACTCACATTACCAAGGTTGGTCATTGTAGCACTACCAGTCACTGCACCAGTTAGTGTGATAGTTGGATCGTTTACATTGAAATCAAGAGTGTTGTCTGTATCGTCATATGTTACTGAAATACCACTTTCTGTATTACTTGTTACCATATCACCAACAGTGTCAGAGATAAACTCTGCCAATCCATCAATATTACCAGTAACGTGATTGTGTGAATCGTCTGCAACCGTAACGGTTAGTGTAGCATTACCTAAGTTAGTAAATGTAGCACTACCTGTAGCATCACCTGCTAGTGTTAGTGTTGGATCTGCTGTAGCAGTGGTAGTAATACTCACACTTCCTAAGTTAGTCATTGTACCAGAACCAGTAACTGCACCTGTTAGAGTAATAACTGGATCTGCTGTATTGGTTGTCGCTAGTGATACATTGCCACTTCCATCAATACTTGCACTGCCTGTGACAGCACCTGTTAGACTTAGTGTACGAGCTGTTTCCCAAGCACTTGCTGTAGTTGCATTTCCACTTAGAGCACCTTCAAAAGTACTTGCTACTAGTGTTCCGCTACTAATTGTTAAATTGCCTGTACTTGCGCCTGTGGCAGTGGTTGTACCTACTATAAATTTATCAGCACTTTCATCCCAGCCAATAAATGCATTATCGCCTGTACTTCCTCTTTCAATAACAATACCACTATCATTGGCATTTGAGCCTGCACCATTATTGAGTTCAATTAAATTGTCACTAATCACAGTATTTGTAGTTGCTAATGTAGTTGTTGTACCATTTACAGTAAGATCACCACTTAGTGTTAAGTTTACACCAGTTGCTGTACCAGTAAAAGCCGGAGCAGCTAACCGTGCAAGATCTGCACTATCACTTAGTTGTGTACTTGCTATTGTAATGTTAGCAGTGCCATCAAAACTATTGCCTGCAATTGTACGTGCAGTTTCGAGTGCAGTAGCAGTAGCTGCATTACCTGAAGTATCTTGGTTACCTGCGGTATTAACACCTGCTAAGTTGATATTAGCAGTACCATCAAAACTAACACCACCTATTGTTCTAGCTGTTGCAAGTGCAGTAGCAGTGTCTGCGTTTCCTGTAACATCACCGACAAATGCACCTTGAGAAAGCGTAATACCCGCAGCAGCAAAAGTACTGTGTGTTGCTCCATCTACTGTTGCAGTTATAGTACCTGTGCCACTATCTGCAATTACCCAAGTTGTGTTACCTTCAGATAAACTATTTGAACTTAGACTAGATAACTCGCCATCAACATATGCCTTTGTAGCTGCATCTTGAGCATTGATTGGGTCACCCATACCTGTAATCTTATTAGTACCCATAGCAATAGTTGCACTATTAATAGTTGGGCTAGTTAATGTTTTATTTGTAAGTGTTTGTGTGCCTGTTAGTGTAGTAACTGTGCTATCAATAGCAAGAGTTACAGTGTTGCTTGTTGCACTTGAATCTATTCCAGTTCCGCCTGCAATCGTAAGCGTTTCACTATCAAGATCAATAGCAATCGTACCACTATCTGAAGTAACATCTAAATCCTGTGCAGTGACTTGAGAATCAACATATGCCTTAATAGACTGTTGTGTTGCAAGTTGAGTTGCACTGTCAGAAGACATATCATCTTCGTCTAAAACTGCCGTTCCTGACACACCTGTGTTTAACACTGCACTTGTTAATGTTTTATTAGTAAGTGTTTGTGTTGCAGTATTCTGCGTTAATTCAAAGCCACCAGCAGTTGTGCCATCATGTACTCTAGCAGTATCAATAGTACTATCAATACTGATTTCACCTGCCGCACCTGTAAATGCATTGTTCTGGGCGGTTGTACCTCTTCTAAATTGTAACTGTGTTGGCATTTTTTAATCCTTTGCTATATTTATTATGTCAGTACGCCTAAATCAACTGAGCTTGTACTTCCTACTGGTTCCATTTGATCATAAACCTCACCTAGTGCAACACCAAAAGCATCACTTCCTCCTGACTCAAATGGTGTTTCTTGTGTTGTTTGTGCTACGTTAAAACTTAAATCAAAATCACTGTCACTACCAGGTGCGGTTGTAAATGTACTTGCAGTAAAACCACTTGCTCCGCCTCCTGATCCAGCATTTGCGTCAACATATGCTTTAGTTGCTGCATCTTGATTTCCTACAGGATCAGCAACATTTTGTACTCTGTTAGCACCCATTGTAACAGTTTGTGTACTTGCTACTGCTAGTCCATTTAGTGTTCCTACACTGGTAACATTACTCAATGTGTCTAGTGCAGTTTCAAAATAAGTTTCAAAATCAGTGAGTGCAACCTGCTTCATAGTGCCAGCATCATTGACTACAACTCTATCAGCATCAGCAAGTGTTGTACTGGTTGCACTGGTGTCACCGTCTATTATGTTTAGTTCACTTGCAGTTGCAGTAACTCCGTCAAGTATGTTTAGTTCTGAAGCACTTGCAGTTACACTTAATGTAGAAAGTGAAATATCACTTGTTAGAGCAACTGTGCCTGTACTTGTAGGTAGTGTTAGTGTTCCTGTATTACTAATACTACTAATAACAGGTGCAGTAAGTGTTTTATTAGTTAGTGTTTGCGATCCTGCTTCTGTAACTAATGTGCCAGTTACTCCATCAAGCAAATTAAGTTCAGTAGCAGTGCTAGTAACGCCATCTAATATGTTTAGTTCTGCGGCTGTAGCAGTAATACCGTCTAACACATTTAATTCTGCAACAGTAGAAGTTAATGCGGTTGTGCCGTCATTTAATGTAGCATAAGTCAAAGTACCTGTAAATGTTGGTCCTGCTGTAGGCGCTTTTGCATCTAATTGTGTTTGAATAGCACTAGTTACACCATCTGTGTAATTTAGTTCGGTGGCTGTAGCAGTAATACTTAACGTAGATAAGGTAATGTCACTTGTTAATGCGACTGTACCTGTACTTGTTGGAAGTGTAAGTGTGCCTGTGTTACTAATTGTACTGATAACAGGTGCAGTTAATGTTTTATTTGTTAATGTTT